TGTAGAAACAGGTGTTATAAAAATTACTGAATGGTGCTGGCATACAAGAGTTAAACTTTTAAAAAAGAAAAGGAAAAAGAGATGAGACAAATAATACTTGAAGCATTAGAAGATAGATATAATGCACAAATTTCTGAAGCAGATGCAACTCTTAAAATTTATCTAGAACACAGTGTGGGTATTGGAGAACATCCACAACATATTGATGAAGTGGATAAGTTAATTGAAAAGATTGCTAGTGCTGAAGAAAAATTAAAAACATTACAGGAGTTTAAATTATAATGGACGATTTAATACTAATAGATAAACTTAAGAAAACACTTAATGCAACTCTACAACAAATTGGAGACAGTATGATTACTGGTGGGGTTGACAGTATGGAAAAATATAAGTATATGCTAGGACAAGCACACGCTTACCAATTAACATTACAGGAAATCTCTAACCTGCTAGAACCAAAGGAGCAAAAAAATGAGCAAGGAAACGTTATCGACATCGGACAAGGAAGTACCAAAAATTAAGTTAGGTCTTCAAGACAAATACGAAGCTGAAAAAAAAGAAGAGCCTCACGCAATAAGATTAGACGAAAAAAATATTAAAGATGTAGAAGACCAGTTACCAGAACCGGTTGGATATAGAATTTTAGTTTTACCTTTTACACCAAAAGAAAAAACTAAAGGCGGAATTTTATTCTCTCAAGAACAATTAGATAAAGCTAGAATCGCAACTACTTGTGGTTATGTTTTAAAAATGGGAGATCTTGCATACGCTGACAAAGAAAAATTTGGTAAGCCGTGGTGCAAAGTAGGAGATTGGGTAATGTTTGCCAGATATGCTGGTTCACGTTTACCGATTGAAGGTGGAGAAGTGCGAATACTAAACGATGATGAAGTGTTAGGGACCATAGGTGATCCTGAATCAGTTCTTCATTACATTTAACAACATAGGAAGGAAACTATGCCAACAGAAAACGAAAAAACAGAAAGTCTAATTGACGTCGGTGAAGAACAAGGAGCCGAAATTAATTTAGATGATAAAGGTGAACCCGAAAAAGTTGAAGCACCTGCTGAAGAAAAAATAGAAGTTGAAGAAGTATCTGAAGTTGACAAAACTTTTGAAAACGAAAGAGAAACTAAACTTGAAAAAAAAGATGAAGTTCAAGAGTACAGTGAAGGAGTACAAAAACGTATTGCTAAACTAACTCGTAAAATGCGAGAAGCTGAAAGACAAAGAGAAGAAGCTATTGCATTTGCAGAAGCAGCCAACAGACAAAAGAGTGATTTAGAAGGAAGATTATCTAAATTAGATAAATCTTACACTTCAGAATTTGAGACGAGAGTTAAAACAAATATGGCAGCAGCAAGACAAGCTCTTAAAACTGCTATTGAGTCTCAAGATGTAGACGGACAAATTGCAGCCCAAGAACAAATTTCTAATTTGACTATGGATGCTGCAAGATTGAACGCTATGAAAGCCGCTGAAGCATCTAAACCAGTGTCTAAAGAGGTTAATGTAACACCTCAACAAACAAGACAACCGACTCAATCTGACCCTATGGCAGAAGCCTGGGCGTCTGAAAACCCTTGGTTTGGTAATGATTCAGCAATGACTTATACAGCGTTTGATATACATAAAACGCTTGTAGAAAAAGAAGGTTATGATCCAAAATCTAAAGAATATTATGAAGAAGTTGACTCAAGAATAAGACTTGAATTTCCGCATAAATTTGATAAGGTAGAGGGTAATACTACAGAAAGAGCCAGACCGGTTCAAAATGTAGCTTCAGCTAAACGTTCGGCTTCAACAGGACGCAAAAGTAAAACTGTGAAACTCTCACCGTCACAGGTAGCAATTGCTAAAAGATTAGGTGTGCCGCTAGAAGCTTATGCAAAACAATTAAAAATCACGGAAGGAGCATAAAATGGAAAATGAAAAAATAAAAACTTCTCGTGCGAGTCAAACTAGAGACAAAATTGAAGTCAAAAAAGTTTGGACTCCACCCAACTCACTTGATGCACCACCAGCGCCAACTGGATTTAGACATCAATGGATACGTTCCGAAATACTCGGAGCATCAGATGCTAAAAATGTAGCATCATCTTTGAGAGAAGGATGGGAGTTAGTTAGAGCTGACGAATATCCAGATACTCAATATCCAGAGATGACAGAAGGCAGATACGCTGGAGTTATTGGAGTGGGAGGCCTATTGCTGGCTAGGATACCAGAGGAGATTGCACTTCAAATCGATGCTTATTATAAAAAGCAAAACGATGCGAAAGAAGAAGCAGTTGAACACAATCTTATGAAGGATCAGCACCCAAGTATGAAATTCCAAAAGGAATCTAATACTCGTGTAACTTTTGGTGGTACAAAGAAAAGTTAATCTTTTAACTATTCCTATCCAACAAAATAAATTAAACTCGTACTGGAGGCCTTTCGAGGCAGGTACATAACAAGGAAAAAAAACTATGGCAAACGCAAGTACTACTGGATTTGGACTTCGAGCGATCAATACAGTTGGACAAACTCCAGCTACATCTGGTCAAGCGGAATACAAAATCCAAACAGCACCAGGCGTTGCAGTCAACAAAGGTGATCCTATGTCTACACAAGATGCAGGCAATCAAGGTTACCAACAAGACGCAGCGTTTACAGTTACAGATGATGGTGGAACAGGCGGAACAGGCTGGGCTAATAATGCAGACGCATTATTAACTGGTGTGTTCAATGGCGCATTTTTTATAGATGCATCAGGAAAACCTACTTTCAGCAATAACATTGTTGCAGGTCAAACTACATCAGTAAACTACAACAACGGTTCAAATGAAATTGAAGCGTTCATAATCAACAACCCGTTTCAGCAATATGAAGTGAAAGCGGATGCAGCTGTTGCACAAACCTTAATTGGTGGAGCAAACAACTTCAACGTAAATAACTACACTGCAACTGATAACAAAAGTGGTCAATCAATTACTACTTTAGATATTGGTTCAGCTGGTACAACGGCAATGTTTAAATTAGTTGCTTACGGCAATGATCCAGAAAATAAAGATTTCACCGCAGCTGGTGGAAATGTTATTGTTGCGATCGCTGGCGGCGCTGGTTTATACGCTTAATCTAGAATAAGGAGATAAATAACTATGGCTATATCAAGAGCACAACTAGTTAAAGAACTAGAGCCTGGTCTGAATGCTTTATTCGGATTAGAATACAAACAATACGGCGAGCAATGGTCTGAAATTTTCGAAACAGAATCATCTGACAGAGCTTTTGAAGAAGAAGTGATGTTAGCTGGTTTCGCAAATGCAAACGTTAAACCTGAAGGACAGGGTGTAACTTTTGACGATGCACAAGAAACTTTCACAGCTCGTTACACTAACGAAACGATTGCATTAGCATTCGCGATCACAGAAGAAGCTATCGAAGATAACTTGTATGACAGACTTGCGTCTAGATATACAAAAGCGTTAGCAAGATCTATGGCGTCAACTAAAAACATCAAAGGAGCGGCTGTATTAAACAATGCATTCGACGTAACTTTTGCTGGTGGTGACGGTGTATCTCTTTGTGGTAACGGAGCTGGTGGTGCAATTGTTAATCACCCAACTATGGCTGGTACTTTTGCAAACCAATTGCAAACACCTGCAGAGTTGAACGAAACTTCATTAGAACAGTCTTTGATTGACATCGCGGCTATTACTGATGAAAGAGGCCTAAAAATTGCAGCAACAGGAGTTAAATTAGTAATTCCTTCAGCGCTTCAATTTACTGCTGACAGACTTATGAATTCTGCTGGTAGAACAGGCACTGCTGATAACGACATTAACGCAATCAGAAATATGGGAATGATCTCTGGTGGATATGTAGTGAACAACTACTTAACTGCTGCGAAGAAATTCTTCATTAAAACTGATGTGCCTAATGGTCTAAAACACTTCAGCAGATCACCTATCAAAACTTCTATGGAAGGTGATTTCGATACTGGTAATGTTAGATACAAAGCGAGAGAAAGATATGTATTTGGATTTTCTGATCCAAGAGGTATCTTTGGTTCAAACGCAACATAATCAATAATTTTAAAAGGGCCGAACACAATTCGGCCCTTTTTATTAAATAAGGTGAAAAAATGAAGAAATTCCTAGTAAATATATGGGCTTACGACTACCACGGAAAATTTGAAGTGGAGTCTGATGACAATCCAACCTCATTGGAAAAAGCAATAGTTGACAAACTAGGACAAAATGATATTATCTGGGAAAGAACGGGAATGTTTTCTCCGTTAAACAGAATAACCTATGAGGAGGTTACTTATGATACAAGACCTATACAAACAAAAAAGGTCCTTGGAGTTGAAGTGGGAACAGGAGCATCTGGATAATAACAGATACACTCTTGAAATGGTGAGAATCGATGATAAGGTAAAAGAAATCATCACAAAAATCAAGTTAGAAGAAGCAGCCATTGCTCACAGACAGAACAATGTAGAAGGTTCTACTCCAGAAGTTTCTGTAGCTACTTAATTAAAAGCTACATTTAAAAATCACACATATACCGTAGGCTCTCTTGCGCTCTATTAAAAACTAGTGTATAAATTAATCACTATACATTTAATAAATGATGAATGCTGACGCGTATAGTCGACAACCCTAGGGACAGTATTCAGATATCTAGGAGGATATTAATATGGCAACAACTACTTTTTCGGGACCGATTAAAGCGGGAACGATAGCAAACACAACAGGAACAACAGTTGGCGATGATGTAAAAAACACAGGTCAAGTTGTAATGTCTCAATCAATTATGATTGATGCAGCAGTCGTAGTAGGAACAACTACTTACAACGTAGGTGTAATACCAAAAAACTCACAACTACTTACAACTACAATTAGAGTGGCAATAGTAAGTAATGCGAGTGGAACAGCAACTGTATCTGTAGGAAAAACAGGAACAGCTCAATACTTAATAGCTAACACTAACGTTAAAGCTTTAGGAGAAACTTCTTCAATAGCTGACGCTGCTTTAGACGAAGCTGATAGATTTGGTTCTGATACACAAATTACAGCGACTCTTATATCTGCAGGTGGTACTGCAACTACAGGTCAAGTAACTGTTACTTTTACGTATGTTCAAGCTAACAA